ACCTCATTTCCGTCACTGTCAACTAATCGATCATTTCCGCCTTCCCCTTGATTAGCATAATCACAATATGACCCTCTCAGCGCTGTTTGGCATAGACCATATCCTCCAGGTCCTTCAGTTAATGTATTTAAAAATTGATTACACCCTAGAATTGTATTTCCATCTTGGCCAGCGACTTCTTGACCCGAAAAGGTCCCCTGGTATTCAAACCCTTCCTTAAGTTCACACCCACAAACATTCTTAACCATATTTAACAATAACATCCCTAGAAAAAAGGAAACAATAAGAATAATGATTTGTTCAGTTTTCATACTTTTATAATATAATATAGATTTTTTTCTTCATTAAATACATTAGTTGTATGTAATGAATTACCAGAAAATAATTGTTCTATATGTTTAGAAGAATTTAAAAATGAAGATCTATTAAAAAAATTAAATTGTAATCATATATTTCATAAAGATTGCTTAGGAACATGGATAAATAATAATACTAATAAAAACAATAATACTTGCCCTCTGTGTAGAAGAGTGGTGACAGTTTGAAGGTATTAGTGGCCGTCCTGCCACGACCCCCACGTGCAAACATTGTCCTCATTCCAAATGCACCGGTTTGACGGGGTTCGGTTATCGTAGAGGGCCAAGCAATGCGCCTCGTCAAACCCATCGGCACAACTATCGTCATACGGCACGGGCGATTTCGAGCACATCCGCTGATGGCGGTCGTTGAGGGTGGACCTACAATAATTAGGGTTCTCTAAACACGCCATCATATTCGCTTCACCCGATAACTCATCGCAGCTGGCTGGTGGAATCAGGGTTGGCACCGCTCTGGTTCGGCGGTGCTAGTGAAAATTCCAAATGTGCTCGCCAGCTCCCTCCTTTCCGACCACTCGGCTGCCCCTGCACACTCATGCTCACGATGGTGGTGGTAGCGTCCGATATAGTTATTTGAGCGAGAAGTGCAACGCCACCATTATCAAACTTTGGACCATCGTCAGGATTCATATGAAACACTGCGCCGTCGTCAACGGTTAGGCCATCACTCTCGGTCCATGTATCCCAATCCACACCTATACTGGTTATTGTACTCTCGGCGCGCCGCCCACTTTCCCCCGCCGCCACCGTGAGCCAGGAACCTAATGAAAGATTTTCCTTGCTTGCACCCGTGGTCACATACGCCGCTTCCAACACGGCGTCAAAACGTCCGTAGGATGGGACGCCCAGGGGGACCTGGACGGCGGCCGGGAGGGTCAAGGGGTAGAGCTGATCACCGTAGACAGTGTATACGTTATTGAGGTGATTACTAGTAGACTTAATATACAACCGGTATGTTACCTGACCCGGTACCTGTCCAGAACACCTTTCTATAAACGGCACAACCTCAACGGGAGCACCGTTTGTGCTCCCAGGCCGTCCCCTCTCATCCCATTCCACCTCGACAGGTAACATATCATAGTCTGATGTGCCAGACCACCCACAGCCACTACCACCACCGCCCCCCTGACCACCACCCACATCAGCACTACACCCCGCGAACAACTGAGTCTGTTTGTCGAGTGACCAACTTGAAATGTCATTACCCCAAGGAAGACCCGAACAATTTGGACACTTTGTAGGATCCTTTAATATATTTGTAATTTCAGAACACCCTGTTTGGTCCAGTTTCGCTATATTTTTCTGATTCCATGGTAGGTGTACCGCCCTCATCGCCCTCGGATCTTGGACACCACATGCCCGCCCATTAAAAACCGAATAATTATCTTTTAAACTCGCAGCGAGCGTCGGTGCCCCTTCACCACAATCCAAGGTTTTTGCCCACTCAGCAGCTTTCGCTCCCGTATCCGGGTCCTGACTGAACCCCTCCTTAAGTTCACACCCACAGGTATTCTTAACCATATTTAACAATAACATCCCTAGAAAAAAGGAAACAACTAGAATAATGATTTGTTCAGTTTTCATAAGTTTTATAATATAATATAGATTTTTTTTTATAAAAAATAAAAAATAAATTTAATAAAAGAATTATAATTAAAATTTAATTAGTTAATTAGTTAATTAGTTTATTTAAAAATTTAATTACTGTATGCTAAACCACCCATACCACTCATGATTCTGAGGACATTGTAATTTACTGCGTATACATTTAGGGTGTCTGAGGTAGCAGCGGGTGAAATTAGTAATTGAGCATTATCAATTCTAGAGAAATTACAAGTTCCACTTGGTTGATGTTCTTCAGGTTTAAGGGCAAATGAATATACAGAAATATGATCGCTGGCGTCCGTTTTGCCATTCACCGTAACTGCGTTGGGGTGATACTTATATAATTGATATCTTGTAAAATAACCTACATCTTGACTTTCAAATCTATCGTGTCCATTTAATTTTATTAGTATTTTAGTAGTGTCGTCGGCGTATTTCGTTAGATCTGCATTGCCGTTACCCTCCCCCCATGCGCCGGCTATCGCAACCCATATAAGTTCTTTAACAGGGTGATTAAAATTTAATTTAAAATTCATATTATTGGTGTTGGCCAAAGTAAAAGTTTGTCGTTGAACTTGTTCTATTAAGTATTCATGTGATACCTGAGCAAATCTACGTCTTTCATCTGTATCTAAATAAATATAATTACACCATAAACTAGTATCATCAAAAAATTTACTATAACATGCACTAAATGTTACATTAATATTTACCTCATGATATTGAAGAGCAATTAATGGTAATGATAAACCTACATGACGACAAAACCAAAATCTTAAAGGGACAAATAATTTTGCGTTGGGTTGGGAGAGCACGGGTTCGGAGGTGTCGGTGTTGGCGACGTAGCTAACACCACCAGTTCCTGACATTAATTGATATAGCGACTGTTCCGGCCCACGTGCGGTCCCGATATTGAGCGCTGTGGCGGCGGTTGGACCTCGTCCACTAGCATATGTCCCACCACCTTCAGTCAATTCGGCATGTGTTTCCATCCAATGACCATAGTGTTTATCAATTAATTGACCACCAATTTCACATTCTATATTATTAATAACTTGATGACCTGGGTTAATCGGTGCGACCGTGAAACCACCCGAATTTGCTTTAAACTTCAAAAAGCAATCATGAACTAAATCACCATTTCTGGCTAATGTGGCAACAACTCTGGCACCTGCTCCAACAGCCCCTTTGAAACTTTGTTTAATACATTCCATAGAGAAGTTAGTGTGTTTTCTGTAAACAACTTTGAAGAAAGTAATCTGGGGATTACCTGTAAGATAGATGTCCTGAGCACCATAAGCTACTAATTGCATTAATCCACCTCCCATATTATTTTATATATTAACATAGAAAAAAAAAATATAAAATAAAATATTCTGTCGATAAATAAAATAAAATAAAATATTAATTTGATAAATAACATTTTCGACAAACAGCTATATAATCATTTGTAGATCCGACAAATACTTTATCCTTATTTTTATTAATTCTTTTTGAAAATATACCATGAGTTCCATCTTTACATATCGAACAATATGCTTTTAATTTAACTATATCATCGCATAAAGGTAATAATTTATGTATTTCACCAAAATTTTCTCTATCAGAATCGCCATCTAATCCAACAACTATAATATTCTTATTATTAATTTCAACTTGATGAATTACAAATAAATATAAATCCTTGAAAAATTGTCCTTCTTCTATAATAATATAATTAGCAATACCTTTATATTCAGATAATTCATTTAAAGTAATACATTCATATTCATTTTTATTGTGTGTAGATATTTTATCAATAGAATATCTATTATCTAAAATAGGTTTAATAATAACTGGTATTTCATTTATATGTTTTAGTGAATTAACTATTCTTAAAATTTCGGTTGTTTTTCCTGAATACATACATCCAAGTATTAATTTCAATGACATTTTTAAAATAAATGACTATAATAATCAAATTTAATTAACATATCCTAATTTAGCTTGTCCAGATAAAACTATCAAAACATTATAATTTACAGCATAGACAGTGAATTTTTGATTTCCTACATTTTCATTTCCTCTTGCTTCACATATTAAATAAAAATTATTTATAGAAGATAAATTAATTGATCCAGATGGTTGATGATCTTCGGGATTTAAAGCAAATGAATATACTGCTATTGAATTTTTCTTTGTAACCCCACCATATCCAGTATGATAATCATTTATTTGTTGTTTTGTAAAATATGAAATATCTCTAGAACCAAATCTATCATATCCATTTATTTGTATCCGCCATTGACCAATTAATGCTTTATCATAAGTTGCGGATGTTCCGTTCCCACTAACCCATATTAATTCTTTTACTTGATTATTAAATGTTAATCTATTAGATTCGCCACTTAGATTTTTTTTAATTTGTACTTGTTCTATTAAATATTCATGTGATATTTGTGCGAATCTTCTTCTTTCATCAGTATCTAAAAATATATAATCGACATATAATTCTGGGTTAGTATTATCTGCTATAAATTTATTAAATCTAATATTTACAGAAACTTCATCATATTGTAATGCTATCAAAGGTAATGCTAATCCAATATTTTTACAAAACCAGAACTGTAATGGTGTATAAATATAATGATGTTCATTTTCATATAAATATTCAGCGTAATCATTTACTGCTCTTTTTTTTTTGAGGTCGGTTTGTAAAGTGTAATAAGGAGGGTCGAGAGTGTCAGCAGTATCTGCTGTGATCAGACCATCGCCATAATATGGTTTTACTTGTTGTTTATTAGGTATTATAATATTTTCCGAATCCAAGGTCGATCCTAAAGTACTATGAACTGTAGAGTCAGTATAATAATTAATAAAATTATATATATCTACGCCACCGGCCATAGTCATTGATTGAAATTTAGTGGCAGTGTGTGAAACATTATTCCCATTTGTATTACCCATGCCAATATTCGGTGCTGAATTCATAAATAAAGCATTATGTGCTGATGTAAAATTACCATATTCATTTGGTTGTGTCAATTCAGCATAAGTTTCCAACCAATTATTAGTATGTGTATCTATCACACTTGACCCAATTAAAAGTTGTACTTCTTTAAGATAATCATATCCGTAATTAGTTATTGGCTCCAATGGTTCGCCGACAGGTATTTTTTGTTGAATATACATTTTATGTATTAAATCACCTTTCCTCGCTATCGTACAAGAAGTAGTTCTATTATTATTCGGTTCATTTTTAAATGTTTGTAATATAGATTCTATAGAAAAATTAGTGTATCTTCTATAAACTATTTTAAAAAAAGTAATTTGAGGATTACCAGTTAAATATATATCTTGTGCTCCTTTAGCAACCAGTTGTAATAATCCCCCAACCATTAATATATTATATTATATTATATTAAAAAATTATTTGTATAACTTATTTGCCTGATTATTTACTCTGACGAATGTTGTGCATTTTGATAAATCTTTTAACTGTCTGGCATTTACGTATGTACACGTGCTCCGGATACCACCTAATAAATCATCTACTGTATTTTCAACCGGACCTTTATATGGTACTTTAACTGTTTTCCCTTCGGATGATCTGTATTTATTTACACCCCCATAATGTTTATTCATTGCTGTATCTGAAGACATACCATAATATACTTTATATTGTTTACCATTTTCTTCGAGGAATTCTCCACCCGATTCGTCGTGTCCTGCGAATAAACTGCCTATCATAACGAAATCAGCGCCAGCACCGAATGCTTTACTCGCATCACCTGGACATGTTATACCGCCATCACATATTATATGACCACCGCATCCATGTGCAGCATCGGCACACTCAATAATAGAAGATAGTTGCGGTATCCCTACACCAGTTTGTATTCTTGTTGTGCACACTGAACCATTACCAATACCCACCTTAACTATATCTACTTTACCATTTATAATTAATTCTTCTGTCATTTCTCTACTAACTACATTGCCTGCAACCAATATACAATGAGGGATAAATTCTCTAACTTTATTACAAAATTCAACTAATCTTTTAATATATCCATTAGCTACATCTATACAAATCATATTACATTTTTCAGGTGACTTTTTATATAATAATTCTAATTTAGTAAAATCTTCATCTCTAATACCAATGGATACAATATAATTATTTCGATCATTATCATTATCAGGATATTCATCTATATCTAAAAATTTATTAAAACATGTAATCATATTATATTCTTTCAACTTATTATACATAGGGACAGTCCCAATCGTATCCATATTACTAGCAATAATTGGGATACATTTTAAAACTTGTTTTGTATTTGGAAATTTAAATTCTCTTTCTAATACAATATCATTTCTTGAAGATAGTGTTGACCGCTTTGGTCTGATTAAAACATCCGTGAAATCTAATTTTGTATCTTCTTCAATTTTCATATTTAATATAATTATTAATTTGTATTTAAATATTATTCAGCAAATAAGTTGTCAGCAAGTAGAGATCCGCCTTCCATTAAGAAACCCGCGAAGAAATACTTTATAAATGGTAACATACCAATGATACATAATAATATTCCTAAATATTGCATAGGTTGTATTTCTTTCAATAATTTAGTATTTTTCTTATTATGTTTCTTTATTAAATAATAGCCACTACCGAAAAAAACAGTTACTAATAATCCCAGTATTATATATGCTGTAAGAAAACCACCAGTACCAGATAATACAGCCATAAATATATTCTTATTAACAGATTTCATATATTATATATTATATAAATATTATAAATTAGAAGTCATATAAATTTTATTCATTACACTTTTATATTTTAAATATAATCCAATGCCACATATCGCACCGGTATTATCTCTTTTAAACATATTTTGTGTTAAATAAATGTTACCTTTTTTATAATTCGTATTTTGTTTTAGATCTTCTATTACTTTATCAGTACCCAAATATGCATGTTTTATAACTTCTTCTTGTAAATTATGACCATATGTAGCAAAGACAAAATCTTCAGCTAATACTGATTGTCTATTACTTATGACGAATGTATACATTTCTTCACACATTATTAGTTTAGATTGTTTTACATCAATTGGGAATGTCCAACTACTAGTTAAACCCAATCCAACTATAGGATGATAAGGTGTTATATTCAGGATATGATCACCTATTCCAGTTAGAGATACCATATCTGCTACATTATTATCACATTTAGTTACAATCACACATTCTATAAATCCTGTCTCAATATACTGGATACCTTTTTTAATATCAACAGTAATTACTTCATCACCTTTTACTAAATCTTCTACTTTCTTCCAAGAATTATCTTCCATTCTAATACGACTACCTTTGGCACAACATCCACCACCCTGTACATTATATGATTGCATTGTGGGTAATGATGGAAGTTGAGAACTATCAAATCTATTAGATAATCCACTATATCCTTGATATGTATTTTCCATAATAGTTTTCTTTGGTGCAGGCATACTATCAAATATATCTGATACTTCATCTCTTAGGGTCTCAAACAATGGACCAGTAAAATTACTTACACCTTTATCTTTAAAATTATTACATATTTCATTTTCATAAGCAGTCTTTAAAGATCTTAAATAATGGATACCCCATCTACTAAACCAATCTTCTTTTTCACCATGAGATGTCATATTCAATGCTTCCTTTACTTGTCCTCCTAAATCAAAAACTATATTTTTAATATAATTATTATTGTTCATTTCATCATTCAAAGATATTTCTAATAATAGATTATTTAGTATTGATTTAAAATTGTTATCATTAAATTTCTTTAGTTTCATACAATTGTCCAATACCAGATATGTTTTATATCTATATAATTGTTCATAATAATAGTCATAATAATAGTCATCTAGTATATCATATAAATCTGATTTTATAATTGTACCATTAATATTCATTTCTACATCAGATACATCTTTTTTAACTTCCATTACAATATTTCTATCTTGTCCATATTTTAATGAATTAATTTTAATTTCTTCTGAGGTTCCGTCAACATAATTAATTTTTACAGGGATATTATAGATTGCTGTAGTGAAGAAATTACTCACACCATGAATAAATACGTTACCTAATAAGGATGAATCAGGAATAAATGCATATCCATCTCCACCGGATATTCTTGAAATATTATCTAGTAATTCTGAATTCAATGAATAACCAAATCCATAGCAATTAATCATACATTTAAAGTTTTCTTTTTTGAAATATTTTTCAAGTTCATATTCATGACCTCTATTAGGTATATGACTAGGAACACCGTCTGTAAGAAGTTTAATAACTTTCATTTTATTGGGTGGAGAATTAAGTTTTAAGCAATCTAATGATGTTTTAAGACCGTCCCACATATTTGTAGTTCCGCCTGGTTTCAAATCATCTAAATCTTGTTGTACTAATTTTTTATTTTCTGAGGTGCATGGCATGTCCATAAATAGTTCCTTTGCCTTGCAAGAATATGTAATAATAGATATATTATCTTTTTCATTCAAAGTATTTAGAATTGTTTTAGCTGCAGCAATAGTTAATGATAATACAGAAATACCATGACTAACTGAACTACCATCACCACCCTTAATAGGAGCATCTGCACACATAGATCCTGATACATCAATACATAAAACAATATCTAC